CGGCGGGCGGCGGCCTTGTCACTATTAAATCCCTCAAGGCGATGCAGGAAGAGGCAAGAGCCAAAGCGCAGGAAGCCAATTCTCAGCCCGTAGTTCAAGCCCTTGCAGGGTATATCCGCAAACAGTGGATGTCTGCAATGATGGCCAAGCAGCAGACTTCAGAAATAAAAATGCTGAAATCTGTTCGCGCGCGCAGGGGCGAGTATGACCCTGACAAGCTGGCGCAGCTGAGAGAACAGGGCAGTGCAACGATTTATATGATGCTCACCAGCAACAAGTGCCGTGCAGCGTCCAGTTGGTTAAAAGACACACTTGTAACAGCTACCGAAGATAAGCCTTGGACTATTGAGCCAAGCCCAATGCCAGATTTACCTCCCGATCAAGTTCAGTCAATCATGGAGCAGGCACAGCAGGAAGTGCAGCAGCTGTGGGTGGCAGGTACGCCACCAACGGATCAGCAGGTACGTGAGCGCTTACTTGAGATGAAAGACATTGCCATGTCGCATCTGAAAGATATGGCCAAGCGCACGGCTGAGCGCATGGAAGTGAAGATGGATGACCAGTTAAAAGAAGGTAACTGGACACACGCTTTTGCTGATTTCCTAGACGACATTACTACATTCCCTTCGGCCATCATGAAAGGCCCGGTTGTTCGTAAACGACCCAAAATGAAATGGGTTCCGGGGCAGAATGGGCACTACAACATGGATGTGCAAGATGCACTGGTTCTCGAGTGGGAGCGAGTTGATCCATTCAACATCTATCCCGCAGCGGATGCCACAAATATTGACGATGGCTACCTAATTGAGCGCCACAAACTGCATCGGTCTGACTTACAGGCCATGATGGGCGTTGAAGGTTACAGTGACGGCGCGATTCGTGCAGTGCTTGAGGAGTACGGCAAGGGTGGTTTGCGCGACTGGATCTATGTCGATATGAATAAAGCTGCTGCCGAGGGTAAATCTACCATGGGCGTGCAGCAAAACCCCTCTCAATTGATCGATGCACTCCAGTATTGGGGCAGCGTACAGGGTCAATTACTGCGAGATTGGGGTATGTCTGAGGAAGATGTGCCCGATCCATTGATAGATTACCCCATTGAAGGGTGGGTTATTGGCACTTGGGTCATCAAAGCAGTGGTAAATCCCGACCCATTGGGTCGTAAACCGTACTTTAAAGCCTCATATGAAGAGGTTCCGGGGGCATTTTGGGGCAATTCTGTCGCTGATTTGTGCCGCGATACGCAGGATATTTGCAACGCAGCAGCCCGTTCTTTGGTCAATAACATGTCAATTTCGTCTGGCCCACAGGTGGTTTACAACATTGACAGGCTCCCACAGGGCGAAAATATCACTCAACTGTACCCTTGGAAGGTCTGGCAGGTCACTTCTGACCCACTTGCAGGCTCTGCCCCTCCAATGCAGTTCTACCAGCCTAATTCGCTTGCTGCTGAGCTTATGGCGGTGTATGAGAAGTTTGCTACGTTGGCCGATGAGTACACTGGCATACCCCGATATATGTCGGGTGACAGCCCAGCGGGTGGGGCTGGCCGTACGGCGTCCGGTATGTCTATGCTGATGAGCAACGCCGGTAAGTCTATCAAGCAAGTCATTGCCAATATTGACGAGAGCGTCATCGCTCCGATCATTGAGCGGTTGTATTACTACAACATGCGCTATGGTGATGACCCTGATTTGAAGGGCGACATCAATATCATTGCCCGTGGTGCTACATCATTGGTGGTTAAAGAACAAGCTCAGGTTCGTCAGAACCAGTTCCTCCAGATTGCCTTGCAGAGTCCAATTGTTCAACAAGTCATCGGTATGGAAGGCATCGCAGAACTTCTGCGCCAGTCGGCCAAAACACTTGATCTCAACCCTGACCACATCGTGCCACCGATTGAGATCATCAAGCAGCGTATGGCCATGCAACAACAGCAAGCTATGATGCAGCAACAAGCCATGGCTCAGCAGCAGAATGGTCAAGCCCAAGCCGGAGGTTCTCCTCCAGCCCCTCAGCCGGGAGCACAATTGCAAGACGGAGCACCCGTTACAAACAATTTTGCACCAATGGTTGGTGTAAGTAGTTGACAAGTGTCAGCAACAAGTGATAATACGCAACATCGCAAAAGGAGTTTCTTATGCAAGCAGTAAATCCAGTGGAAAAGCGCTCAGCTGAGTACAAACAAGAATCAGCCAAAACTGACGGCATGTCTAAAGGCCCCGCAACGCAAGGCGCTGGTGGTTCTAATGGCGACAACATTAATTTGGGCAAACGTGGCGGTGCTGAATACACTTCCATGACTGCCAAAACTGACGGCATGTGCAAGTAATTGGTTAGAGTCGATGAAAGGGTTGCCCGTTGCTTATTGCAGCTGCAATCCGCCGAATTCAAACCACTGTTAGAATTTTTGCAAGCGCGACAACAAGAGACTCTCGATAGACTTGTAGACGCGCAAAGTACAGATCAGATGGTTCGCCTGCAAGGGCGTGCTGTCGAACTCAAGGAAATTCTTGAGTTGGTGGATCAAGGTTCTGCCTTGATTGCCAAAACCCGAAAACAGTAGGCAGACCGTTAAGTCGGAGCCTACAGTTAAATTTTTAAACCAAGTAGCAGACCGTAAGCGTACCCGGACTGACCGTAAAGTCGGAGTCCCAAGCGTAGTCGGAGCGAAGGAGATAGAGATATGGCATTGCCAAAGGCGATTCAGAAACAAGTTGATGACGCAGATGCGTTTGTAGCCCAGATGACAGGACAGACCGATAACACGGAGACTGACCCAAACCTAGCACCAAACCCGGCCTCAGCCCCTGAACCCCCACAGCTACCGATCTCGCAAGAGCCAGAACCGAAGCCGACAATTCCAGAAGAGACGTGGGAACGCAAGTACCTGACGCTTAAAGGAATGTATGACGCAGAAGTACCAAGGTTGCACGCGCAGGTGCGTGAGATGAATGGACAAGTCCAGCAGCTCATTGCGGAAAATGCCGCAGCCAGAGTACAGCAAACTGTGACCCAACCGTCTACGGCAAAGACTCTTATCACTGAACAAGACAAAGAAGCATTTGGTTCTGATCTGCTTGATCTTATTGACCGTGCATCTGAGCAAAAGGTTGCGGAGTTTCGCAGTCAAAACGCTCATTTGGTGTCAAGGATTGAGGAGCTACAGGGCAAACTTGGGAATGTGACTGAACGTCAAGTCATGTCTGATAAAGACAAATTCTTGGCCAACCTGTCCTCTCAAGTACCGAACTGGGAAACTTTGAACATAGATCAAGGATTTCTAGCTTGGCTGGCTGAAGTTGATCCTGTGTATGGATTGCCTAGACAAGTTGCGTTGACAAACGCATATGAGTCACTTGACGCAAACCGCACCGCAATCATTTTTAACCAGTATCAAGGTAAGGTAGCCCCCATGCAACAGAAACCGAGCCAACAGCTACAGAGTCAAGTTGCACCGACCCGCTCACGTGCGTCGCCTGCGCCTTCTACTTCTGCTGGGGATAAACCAACTTGGTCGCAAGATCAAATTGCTAATTTCTACAACGAGTGGATCAAGGGGCATTTAGACCAAGCCGAAGCGGAGCGAATTGAAAAAGATATCAATGCCGCCTATGCCGAAGGCCGAATCCGATAAAGATTCCCCGGACATGGCGGTGAAAACCAAAACCGTTTCATAAAAAGGAAATACCATGTCCACGATCACCGCAGCAGCAGCCTATCCCATTAACTCCGGCGGTTTTAATACCCCCGGAGGTCAAGTTGCCTATTCAGGCACCGCTTATTCTGGTTCTTTCATCCCAGCCCTCTGGTCTGGCAAACTGGCACAGAAATTCTATGCCGCCACCGTTTTTGGTGAGATTGCCAACACCGACTGGCAAGGTGACATCACTGGTATGGGCGACACCGTGATTATCAACACAATCCCTACCATCACCATCAACAGCTACTCTGTTGGCCAGAATCTGGCTTATGAAGTGCCTGCTCCCAGCACCATCACTCTGGTCATCAACAAGGGTAAATACTTCGGCGTCAACGTGAACAACGTGTTGGAGTTGCAAGCCAAGCCTAAATTGATGGACATGTTTACCAACGATGCTGCTATGCAGATGAAGATTCAGATCGACAAAGACGTTCTGTATACCAACTTCAACCAAGGCGCAGCTGCCAACCAAGGCGCTACCGCTGGTGCGATCTCTGGTTCTTTCAATCTGGGCACCGATCTGGCTCCTGTGACTTTGACCGCTTCCAACATTCTGTCAAGCATCACTGCTTTGTCAAGCGTGCTGGATGAGAACAACGTCCCTGAGACTGACCGTTGGTTGATCATTACCCCTACAGAGCGTCAAATTCTGATGCAATCAAACTTGGCTCAAGCCCAGTTTATGGGTGACTCTGCCAGCGTTCTGCGCAACGGCAAAATCGGCATGATCGACCGCTTCACCGTGTATGTCTCCAACCTCGTTCCACGTGGCGCTGCTGGTAAGACTTACATGAACCCCAACACTGGCACAGATTCAACTTTGACCAGCGCATTGAAGCGTCATGCTGTGATCGCAGGCCACAAGTCAGCAATCACTTTCGCATCTCAGATCGCCAAGGTTGAGTCACTGCAAAACCCCAATGACTTCGGTACATTGGTTCGCGGTTTGAATGTGTACGGCACCCAAGTCGCTCAAACAAACGGTTTGGCCCTGTTGCAAGTCGCAGGCTAATAGGCGGGGGGCTTCGGCCCCCCATCCGTTGTTTTTTTAGGAGATTGACATGGCAATTCTTGACGACTTAATTGCAAGTGGTTTATCGCTTCCGCAAGCGCAGCAAGTAGTTCTTGAGGACACCACTTCCAATGTGGATGGCCTTGTGGCTGCCGGATTTTCATATGTTGAGGCTTTAGCAATTACTAATTTAGATGCTGGAACCGCTACTGGTGCTAATTTAGTTGCGCAAGGCGCATGGGCGGGCACACAACTTCCTGCAATCACAGCAGCTTTAGCTGTAACACCTTGAGGTAGGGCATGGGCACAGTCACCGCTGGGGCTATTATTGATAAAGCTGTAATACAGCTTATCGACATTTCTGGCGTTCGCTGGACAAGAGCGGAGCTATTGAAATGGCTCAATGACGGCTTGCGTCAGATTGTGCTCATGCAGCCTAATGCTATGAATACACCGGGAGCGGTGAAACTTGTAGCAGGCACACGGCAGTTATTACCTACGGGCGGGTGGATGCTTTTAGGTGTTTACCGAAATATGGGGACAACAGGTTCGACTCCGGGTCGTGCTGTTCGCATCATTTCCCGTGAGCTGTTGGATGCGTTTAATCCAGATTGGCATACAACCACTGCCAGCGCGGTTACCAAAAACTACATCTACGACTTACAAGATCAGACGGCGTACTATGTGTATCCGCCAAGTACAGGCACAAACTACCTTGAGATAAATTACTCATTGCAGCCGACTGACTTGACGTCTGAGTCTCAAGTTATCCCTATGTTTGATGTGTACCAAGGCCCTTTGCTGGACTACATCATGTTCCGCGCTTGTACCAAAGACGCTGAGTACGCAGCAGGTGTTGCACTTGGCCAGTTGTATCTGACTACATTTACATCGGCTACAAACGTCAAAGAACAATCCGAAATCAAGGGTACGCCAGAACAAGGGCTACTGCCTCGTAACCCTAATACTCCCGGATCAATGTCATGAGCGAAACCGCATACGATTTGTTTTTGCCTGAAGTCATGCAGTTTGTACGAGACGTGCCTGAGGTTGTTGCGCTCAATGCAATCCGAAATTCTTGCGTTGAGTTTTGTCAAGAGACTCGGTACATCCAAGAGTTTTTAGACTCACAATCTGGTATAGCCAACATCGGTCTTTATGATTTGGAAGCCAACGAAGGCACTTACTTGATTGCTGACGTGATTGAAGCTTGGTATGGTGATCAGTTTTTAGTGCCTAGAGCAATTGAACAGTTGACACAGATTTACCGTACGACCGACTGGAATACGCTAGGCGGAAACCCATACTATTATTACCGGCCATCATCGCAAGAACTTCGGTTAGTGCCATACCCAAACGTGACTGCGGCGAATAAAATTCGTGTGCTTGCAGCACTAAAGCCAACTCGGGCATCTACAGCTATTCGTAGCGAAATATACGAACGCTTTCTTGAAGAAATTGCGTTTGGTGCGCGTGCGCGTTTGTACAATACACCGAACCAACCGTACTTTGATCCAAAGTCAGCAATGGAATATCTAAAGCGTTTCAACGATGTTATGGCTGATGTTCGTACTCAAGTGAACAAGGGCTTGACACGTGCATCAGTTCAAATTGAATTCCAGAGGCTTGTATGACTGACAAAATCAAACTGGTTAAAGATGATACCCGCCCTGCGTTGGTGTGTAATATCACAGACGATACAACTGGTGCTGTAATTTCTATTACTGGCGCAACAGTCCTATTAAAATTTCGTGCTGCTGGCGCAACAGTCCTACAAGCCACAGTGACTGGTTCAATTACTGACGGCCCCAACGGGCAAGTTACTTTCTATCCGTCGTCTAATCCTGCCATGTTGACAGGAGACGCAGGAGACTATGAAGGCGAGATAGAAATTACATTTGCCGACGGTACTGTTCAAACAGTGTATGACGTGCTGAAATTTAAAGTAAGGGCTGATTTCTAATGCCCGCAAAAATTACCCTTGCTAACCCAACATCTAGCGTCACATCAGTCAAACTGAGAGCAGGTGTTGTAGTTGTCTCGCCGGTAGTTTCTGAAAGCAATCAGTACCCTGTAGTTGCTACCTCTGCGCAAATTGCCGCAGCCACTGTTGCTCATGTGTACCCAGTATCGGATATTTCATACATTCTTCTTGCATCTGCTGCTTACTTAGACACAACAGGCTTGTTTAAATACACTACAGACTCAGTCACTGTTGTTGAAAACACAGCATTTGTTGTTTCAAAAATTGCAGACGCAGATTCTTTTTATCTTGACGATGCAACTACTGTTGATTTTGGTCAGACAACTTCAGACAGCGTGACTATGTCAGATAGTCTTGTTGCTGTCTTAATATTTATTCGTGACTTTACAGAAACAATTTCTTTAGCTGATAGTGCTGCTAAATTAATTAGCCCAGCTTATGTTGAAACAGTTTCTACATCTGATACAAATGTAATTGCAGTTGATAGCGGAAAAGCAGATTCTTTCTCGCTGGCTGATACGACTGTATTTCAGGTCAATACTCAAAGAACGGATTCTTTTACGTTGGCTGATGCAACTGCGTTTCAAGTTGATACGCAAAGAACGGATTCTTTTACGTTGGCTGATGCAACTGCGTTTCAAGTTGATACGCAAAGATCAGACTCTTTTTCATTAACTGATGCCACAACTGCTGTTTATTCCCCAGCATACAGCGATACTGTTTCATTAAGTGACTCTACAACTGCTATTTATTCTCCAGCATATAGCGACACTGTTTCTTTATCAGACGCTACAGCACTTTCAACAGATAAACTTTTTTCAGAAGCAATGTCTACATCAGACAGCGGATTAGTAGTTGCGCAGAATTATTGCGACATTACATACTTTGCTGAGGATTATGTTGGCGAGGCTAGAACTTTTTAAACAGGAGCAACCATGGTTAACGACAATATCAAAATTACCGGCGATGTCCGAATTGACCTTTTTGACGCAAACGGTGTAGTTAAAGACACCCGCGAGATTAAAAATCTGGTAGTCACGGTAGGTAAGACGTTCATTGCTTCTCGTATGGTAGGCGTTTCGGCTACTGTTATGGGTTGGATGGAACTTGGTACAGGTACAACCGCCGCAGCAGTTGGGGATACAACACTTCAAACTGTGATTGCATCTTCACGTGTTGCTTTGACAAGCGGGACTAGCGCAACCAACGTAGCAACCTATGTTGCATCTTTCCCAGCTGGTACAGGCACAGGAGCAGTTACTGAAGCAGGTATTTTTAATGCGGCTTCCGCCGGAACAATGCTTTGCCGTACAGTATTTTCTGTTGTCAACAAAGGTGCTGCTGATGCAATGAGCATCACTTGGACTATTACAGTCTCCTGATCGGAGAGTAGATGGTAACGATTGTCACTCGGGCCGGTAAAGGTTCTCCGTTAACCAACACGGAAGTTGATGCCAACTTTACCAACTTAAACACCGGTAAAGCAGCGGTAGGCGCAAACACGGATATTACTTCCGTTGCTCTGACGACAGGAACAATCTCTACAGCGCCATCTGCAAATACTGATATTGCAAATAAATTGTATGTTGATGGGGTTGCTTCTGGTCTTAATTTTCATTCGGCTTGTAACTACGCAACAATAGCAGCCCTAGCAGCAAACACCTATAACAACGGTTCAAGCGGGGTGGGGGCTACCTTAACAGCTGTAGCAGTCGGTACGCTAACCATTGATGGCTATACGTTGGTTATTGGGGATGTCGGTAAACGTCTTTTGATAAAGAATGAAGTAGCTGGCGCTAACAATGGGATATACACGCTGACTCAAGCGGGTACAGCGGTACTGCCTTACATCCTGACCCGTGCAACTGACTACGATACCAGCGGGTCTGGTACAAACGAAATTGACGCTGGCGACTTCATCCTTGTATTGTCTGGTAGCAGCTTATCCAATAGCTCATGGGTACAGCAAACACCACTTCCAATTACTGTTGGAACTACAGCCCTTACGTTTACTCAATTTGCTGCGCCGTATGTATTTACATATCCGGCAGCAGGTATTGCTAATAGTACAGGTTCAGCTTGGGGTACATCGTATTCCACTACTGGAACAGGAACTACGGTTGTTCTAGCAACAGCCCCTAGCATCGCTGGTATTGCATCGTTTACTGGTACTGGCGCAGTATTGATACCTGTTGGCACTACGGCGCAACAACCTACTGGTGTTGCTGGTTATTTGCGTTTCAATACCACTACAACGCAATTTGAGGGGCATAACGGCACTACATGGGCATCAGTAGGCGGCGCGGCAATCAGCAACGATACCACTACGGCGACCAATGTCTACCCATTATTTGCATCTGCTACGACCGGTACCGCATTAACTGTTTACACAAGCAATGCAAAATATCTCTACAAGCCATCCACAGGTGAATTGCAGTCATCTATTGTCAATGCAACCAACGGAATTCACGTTAATAGCCAAACTGTAGCTACAAGTTACACGATTGCAACGGGCAATTCAGCGATGTCAGTTGGAAAAATGACAATTGCATCTGGTCAGTCAGTCACAGTTTCCAGTGGCTCAAGGTGGGTGGTTTTGTGATAAAAAAGGAGATTAAATAATGTCATCACTTGTTTTAACAGGCGACACATCAGGGCAGGTAACAATTTCTGCTCCTGCCGTTGCTGGGTCGAACACGCTGACTTTGCTTGCAGCCACTGCGACCAATTCTGTCAACACGTTGGGTACTGCTGTCCCATACACATCATTTACAACAACAACTTATCACGATTTCACGAGTATTCCTTCTTGGGCTAAACGTATAA